ATGACCACTCTTTATTATATATCAGGAGTATGGACATAGATAAAGTATTTAATTCATTTAATGATGGAGAGTTTCAAGAGGCAATTAATGACCTCAGGGACACTCCTTCTTATTGGATTGGTATGTTTAAAAAACTAATACACAATTATAATAACGGTTATCAATACTTCATGAAAAATCTTTTAGACTCACTAGAAGATGAACATGACATAGATAAAGATAAAGTAAAAGACACAGTTGAATACTTAACTTATTCTATAGCATATTCATACATTAAAAGACTTGATATTACCGATTTATCCCATGTATATTACATTACCTTAGCAACTGACGATATGCTGTTGACTAGTGTTAAACGTTGTTTATACTACTTTGAATCAATAGAAAGATATGAAGATTGTGCATATCTAAAATCACTTGAAACAGAGGTAAACAAAATCCTCCTAAAGTTTGGCTCCCCAAGTAAATAACGTTATATTTTAAATACGGGTTTTAAGGATTAAGAGAGATAGGGAATAAGAACGAAACAAGAACAAAAAACACCTAGAGAATAAAATGGGTGGTTATAAATAAACATATGAGAAATAGAGAAATTTTTAATAGGAAATTAGAGAACTTAGAGTCTAATTTAACTAAAATGTCTTACTTATTAAGACGCCAAGGAACTAAAGATGAGTATGATGACATGATCACATCTTGTAGAGATTTAATTGAACAGATGAAATCATATATTAATATGGAACCTGTTACACCTAATGAAATTAATAAGTACTAATATGTTACAACCGGAACAAATATTAAGTAACTGGGAAGAGTTCTTAGGTTATATTGATATGTACATTATGGGAGACCGTGGTACTAAGTTAAAAGCGTTTTATGAACAATATTCTGAACGTTTTATGATGATGCCTGCTGCTCATAAGCCTCAATATCATAATTGTTTTCCTGGTGGTTATGTAGATCATGTTAATAGAGTAATTCAAGGTGCTTTAAAAATAGATCGTGTATGGAGAGAAATGGATGTAATAGATACTTACTCTACTGAAGAATTAGTATTCTCAGCTATGAATCATGATTTAGGTAAATTTGGTACTTTTGAACAAGAAGCATATTTACCTCAAACTGACCAATGGAGACGAGAAAAATTAAATGAACCATATATGTTTAATGATCGTTTAGAATTTATGTCTGTCCCTGATCGAGGTTTATATATATTATCTCAGTTGGGAATTACAGTTACTAAAAATGAGATGTTAACTATTAAATTACATGATGGTCTATATGATGAAGCTAATAAACCATACTTAATGTCATGGATGCCAGAAACTAGACCTCGTACTTCATTAATTTATATAGTACACCAAGCTGATCTAATGGCAGCAAGAATTGAATTCGAAAGAGAATGGTTACCTAAATTATTAGGTCCTAAATCAGAAAATAAAGCAAATTTTAATTTAAAAAAAGAAGATAAGAAGACACCAGTTAAATCTAAAGCACTAAGTAGTGTTAAAAGTGAAGGTTTAAAAAATGTAATGTCTAATTTCTTCGACGAATAAAAATGATATTAATAATATTAAGTGTATTGGTTGTGATCCTAGGGTTCACGACCTTTAACCTTCTAATGAAAAATGAACAAGCAGAAGATATAATTATGTCTCAAGATACATTTATATCTAAATTTATGGATACTGTTAATAAAGCTGATGCTAAATTAAAACAAATTGATCATAAAGGTTCATTTGAAGCAGATGATGAAATTGGATTCTTTTTTAAAGAAGTAAAAAATATACAAGCAACACTGAATGAGTTCAATAATAAACGCTAGTAATTTACCTAAGAACCCAAGTTCTACTAGGTATTTTACTCAAGACACAGAAGATGCTATCGTTGCTTATAATAAGTCTTTAGACTTTGATGAACGTGATAAGATTTATAATAGAAGAATCCATTATGCTTTCTTTAAGCTAACAGAAAATATTATACATACATTTAAATTTTATTATACTGAGGTAGATAATATTGAAGATTTACAACATGAAATTATAACATTTTTATTAAGTAAAATTCATTTATTTGATCAAAGTAAAGGGGCTAAAGCATATTCTTACTTTGGTACTATTGTAAAACGATATTTAATTATATCTAATACTAAAAATTATAAAAAACGTATAGATAAAGCACCAATTGAGGATTTAGAACAAGACGAAAAGCATTCGTATGAAATCGATGATATCCCACCTAATGAACGCTTAAATGAGTTCTTAACATTATATACTGAATATTGTTCTAATAACTTAAAAACATTATTTCCTAAAGATGGTGATGCTAAAATAGCTGATGCAATTCTTGAGTTATTCCGTAAACGTGAGGTATTAGATATATTTAATAAAAAGGCACTTTATATATACATTCGTGAAATAATTGATGTGAAGACACCTAAAATTACTAAAATAGCTAATAAATTAGGCGATATATTTAAAGAACATTACTTATTTTATATTGAAAACGGATATACAAATTTCTAAGTATCATATTTATAAATAAAAATCATGAGTAATTTAGAATCAGTTGTTTTTGGAAACAAGAAATTCTCTGATATCTTAAGCGAGATATACGATAATCAAAAGAAAAAAGAAAAACAAATATCAACATTAATCGGCGAATTAAAGCCATTAATTAATGATATTGGTGATGCTACATTAATTGTACCTTTAATCAAAGAATACTTAGAAATAAGTGTTAAAAATGATGAACAATTAATTAAAATGGCAACTATTATCCAACGTGCTTTATCTAACTCAGCAGAGGCAGGTAATGGATTTGATTTATCTGATGAAGAAAAAACACAACTATTAGCTGAGATAGATAAAATAAGTAAAGATGTCAGTTAAAGGAACAGAAGGACAAGGTACTGTTATTGATCAAAGTAATGTAGGTAATAGAAGTTACGTTACTGATAATCCTTTATTTTTTAGTAATATAACATCAGCTTATCGTGTTGTAGATATAGTATTAGATGCTAATCATAAACTTTTTGAAAAAGCAGGAAGATGGCAAGGTATAGGTACTATAGCTTATGATTCTGTAATAAATCCAAGTGGTAAAGATTCATTTAGTTTGCCATTAGCTAGACCTATATTATCCAATAATAAGGCATATCCATTAATAGGAGAAATTGTTTATATAATTGGAGCTCCAAACACAGGTATAGGAGAAGTAACAACTAGTATAAATAGTTATTATATTAGTACTATAGGATTATGGAATACAGCAAACCATAATGCGTATCCTGTTAATTCTAATATACCTCCTCCATCCCAACAAAAAACATATACAATGGCTCAGTTAGGAAGTCTTAGAACTGTGACCAGCCAGTATACTAAACTTGAACTTGGTAATACATTTATTGAACGTGGTTATATTCATTCATTAGTACCTTATGAAGGTGATATGATTTATGAAGGAAGATGGGGTAATAGTATTCGTTTTGGATCAACTATTAAAACTAAAGCTCCTGAAGTTTTTGGTTTAAATAATTGGTCTCAAGGTCCAAGTACATCTGGAGATCCTATTACTATTATTAGAAATGGTCAACCATTAAAAGAAAATAAAACAGCAGGTTATTTACCTATAGTAGAAAATATTAATGAGGATTTAAGTTCTATTTATTTAACTAGTACACAAACTATACCATTAAATGCATCTAGTGTTAGTTATTTTAGTTATCCTAATAACCCACCTCAAGATATAAATAAATTTAATAGCCCTCAATTAATATATAATTCAGGACGTATAGTGTTAAATACAAATCAAGATCACTTACTTTTAAGTTCTATTAAATCAGTAAATTTAAATGCTGTAGAATCAGTTAATATTGATACTCCTACAACTATAATTCAGTCAAATAAAGTATTATTAGGTTCTAAAAATGCTACTGAATCTGTTTTATTAGGTGATAGTACAATTGATACTTTAGCATCAATACTTGATAATATGGTAGAATTTTTAGATTCTTTAAAAGGAATAATGTCCACAGGTACTGGAACACCATTAGTTGCATTATCAACTCCCGCATTTTTTCTATCAACTAAATTAAATGCAATTAAAGGTAATCTTGAAAAATTAAAATCTAACACTGTTAAAACTGTATAATGGCAACACCAAAAGAATTAGAACAGATTAGATTACAAAAAGCAGCAGATGAACAGTTAATATTAGCTCAGTCTAATACCACAGCATTAAATGCTACTGAAATTTTAAATGCTACTCCATCTGATTTAAAAGCACAAGGTATTGCTAAATTACCATCATTATTATTAGTACTTGGTGATCAAATCAAACAAATTATAGAACCTGCGTTAATAAATTTAATTAAAACTTATATACAAAAATATATAGATGCTGGTATTTGCGCTGATCAAGCTACTATAGATAAAATAATACAACAACGAAATTTAATAGTTAATCAATTAAATAAAATTGTTAAAACTTTAACTATTATTACAATATCATTAACAGTAGCTATTACATTTTTTGATCTTTTAAAATTAGCTATTAAAGGTATTGATTTAGCTAAAATAGCAGCTTATGTAGCAGCAGGAACTTTTCCTGCATTAGTACCAGCTTTACCTAATGTAATACAAAAATTAGATTTAGCTAAAATAAAACTACAAATAGACGAAGAGGGTAATGCTAAAATAGCTAAATATAAAGC